CACGGATGTCTGCTTCCAATTCCGTATCCTCGGAAGCAGTTGTGTCCGTAGCATCGGTGGATGGTGTTGGCGTGGTTTTTTCGCTGTTATCCACTGCAGCGTCTTTTGGTTCTGGCATAGTTTTCTCGCCGGTTACGTCCGGCGGCATCGTTAATGGTTACCAGAAGCGCGAGATGCGCCTCTCGCCGGTAGTGATAGGGGGTGGCTCTCTACCGGCGAGAGATGCGTCTAGGCACTCTCTTTCCCTTGTTTGCGCTTGTCGTCAATCTGTGACTTGTGTGCCGCAAGCACGGTGTCCGGGATGGCGATAATAGCGCGTAGGGCTTTGAGTGTCTTCTCGCGTGACTCATTGACGACGCTTCGCACTTCCAATGTCGTGTGATAATCAAACTCTACCGGCTCCAGGAGTTCTGCAATCATCTGCTCAAGGCTGCCCCTCAGAACTTCCCACCCTTTTGATTGTGCGAGCTCCAGGAGCGCCTGGTCGTTTTCGCGTGCATCGCGGCGCATCCGACGACTGAGAGTCTTGTGCAGTTCCAGAATTTCTTTTGCTTTCATAGGTCTATTGTGTTAATTGTTCTTGACTTGGCATTGTTGTTTCTTGTGGCGCGAACGCTGCCGGGTCTTGCTGCTGCGCTGCCGCAATCAGCGCCTCCGGTGTCTGTGGTGTGCCTTGCGTTGTGCCCTCCGCATCACCAACACCATCCACACTCTCCGGGCTCGTCCGGTCTACCACAATCTTGTCCCAATCTTGGATGCCCTCATCAATCGCAATGCGTTTGATTGCCTCGCCCCAGTTGATGGTCTTACCACCCTGCTCCAGTGATTGCATCACCTGTTGGTTCTTGGCCATCGTATTGAGGATGCCAAACATCTTGCGCCCGGCGTCATCGCGCTTCATCGTACTTCCGGCATCTATCTCATAGCGGAATGTGCCTTTGAGATATTTTTCATCAATCTTTCCCTTCTCAAAAACTGTGAGGTCTTTGTCCGGATACGCGCTCTTGACGCGTTCCAGTGCATTGCTGATGTTTGGAATTTTCTTGACGTCAAGTCCTTTGTGGACAATCAGTGCCGCCATCTTGTCGGCAAGACGGCGCAGAAACTCCTCCTGCATAAAGCGGTCCCAACTATCCCGTGCACCTTCGCGTTGTGCCTGCTGCTGCAGTGCCTGTGGTGTCTTGCCGAACGCCGGGTCAGTCTCGCGCGTGACCATCGTGTCCGTTGTAGCACCGAGTGAGAGCAGATTCGCTTTCAGGAGGTTGTATGTCGTTTGAAACGTGCCAATACCCTGTGGCGATACATTTACCGGCGTGATACTTGCTTGCCCCTTCGTGAACCACTTCGCGCGTGGCTTGCGGACGATGCTGGAGAGCACAACGCTCTCCGGGTCCATTACGAGCGGCGGATCTATGCTCAGCGCTACGCTGTCTAGGTAATAGCGAATAAGTGCATCAATGGTTTTCTGTGGTCGCTCACCGCGCTCAAAATCAGACAGTCCCCAGTAGCGGTCCAGAAGCGGAATAGTGTGCTTGTCCACAATCGGAATGTCTGGGAAGTATCCCTTCTCATTCAGCACAATTACATCCGATGTGGTGTCGTAGACCATCCAGTCACCACTCGCCGTGAGGTAGTGGCGCAGTAGTACTTCTTTCTTGCTTCCCGTGTTGCTGTTTTTCTCGTTGTATGAGGCGTTGTCACTGTCTGCGCCTCCTGTTTCCTGTACCAGCTCCACGTTCATCCACGGGCTGTCCGGCTGTTTCGCACGTTCCTGGAGCCACTTTTTGGTCACTGGCACATCTATGAAGCACCAGTCCATATCCTCTATCGCGTACTTGCCCGGTTGCGGATAAAAGCGGCGCGGGTGGATAATAATTGGGTCCGGGCCTTCGTAGTGATTACGTACAACCCAGTCTGTAAACACGGGCATCGTGCCGTAAATGCGTGCATACATATTCACCTGACGTGACTTTACGAGGTATGACCCGCCGGTATTTGCATTAGGGATGACATAGTGCTCATACACGAGGTTCATCGCGATGGTGTTCAGGATGTCCTCGTCGTCTAGATTGGTAAAGCGTCCCGTTGGCAGCTGCGCCATCACGCGGCAACTAGCGTCATACACGAGGTTCATCAACTCACCGGTAGAGTACTCCGCACGCGTGCCCTCGTTGGCGTTCTTGTAGCGCCCGAACATCATCTGCTCACGCTCATCCCACGTGAAGTTCTTATCACGCACATCACGGTGCGCGCGCTCTGCGTCAGTAAAGTTTTGCTTTACAGTGTCTTTGATTTTTGTAATCTCTGTTGTCATTGAAAAAAATTTTTTCAAACAAAAAAAGCGACCCACCTGTCGCTTACGGGCTGAACCGTAGACAGATGGATCGCGTCGGCGTATCGCCTCGCCACTCTCGTGTGACTGGGTGATCCTTTGCTGTTAGTATAGCATAGAATTGCTATTTGCGCCACTCATCGGACGCCATACGGGTCCTCTTGCTGATACTTCTCGTACTTGCTGTAGTCTTTCTGCACCTCCTGCTTCGGACGCAATGCGTGCAGTTGGTACATCTGCCACGCAATCGCGAGCGCCATCACTAGGTCGTCGTGACTCTTGCGCTCTGCCTGCGCCTTGAACGCCGTTGCTGTCTTGACTTTGATGAAGGAGAGCATCTCTTTGACAGTTTGTCGGTCGTAGATGGTGAACACCTGCCCGTTGATAGCGTCCTGGAGTTCTGAGAGCATCTTGGGGCGCGTGGCGGTGTTGGTATTCCAGCCCAGGAGCATAGACTCCCCACTGTCACCCTGCCCAATGCGCGGCATCCGGAACACATCAAAGTGTCCGGCAATGTTGAGCGCTGCTACACGGTCCATCAAGAAGTTGCCGCCGTTGTTACGCTCAAAGGCCGTCACAGGCTTGACACCGGTGTGTGTGTAGATAGTCTCTAATGCGCGACAGTGGACCGGCACATATGATGAGGTAGTTGCGTCAGAGTGATAGACAATTGGCACATCCAGCTTTGTGGCAGAGAGAAACTGCGTTGCCGTGAAGTCACCACCCCCACCGGCGGTGTCTGTGGCTGCGAGGATCTGCTCCCCTTTGACCAATTTGCGATAGATTCTAAACATATTCGTGTGATTGTGATATTGGGTCTTTGACGCTTGTCTCTAGCATCCGCGAGAGCACCATCGTATCAAAAAAGCACTCACCGGATGTCAGGAACGCCTGCTCTGCTGTCGGTGGGTACTCTTGGATGAACATCCGACCCAAGCGGCGCTTTTTCTCCGCCAGAAATTCCGGTGTGTACTCCCACTCCGGGCCATAAAACAGCGCCTTCCAGCCGTTCTCTCCGCGCTCGGCAGCATCGTAGAACTCTTTGAAGTCGTTGAACCCATCGGCAGTTGTTTCAAAGATGCGGTGCGTGTTTGCCACACATGCCTCACCCACACCGGAGAGCAGCGCATCCATATCCGGGCAGAACGCCACTTCTGTGACGTGCAGAAATGTGATGTCATCACCACGCCCGAAGCTTGCACTGCGTGCAGATCCGATGCGCAGTGTGTTCGTGTATGGGCGTCCGTCCGGACCGGTGCCTTCGTACACCAGTTCGTGCTTGGAGTTGTACTTCATTGGAATTTTGGTGTTGTTGCGCAATTCCCAAGACTTAATGAAGTGCTTTGCACGCTCCAACTGCTTCTCACCCGCTGTCTTGTCAAAAGACACCGACACACACCGCTCGTTGATACCATACAGCCACTTGGTGACAGCTACGGCAAGCACGAACGACGAGAAACCCATTTTGCGCGCCTTGAGGATGACGATGTCGTAGTACTTCCCCATCTGCTCATTGAGGTGCTGCTGCGCCTTGTTCAGCACAAACGACACCTCCTGCTTGTTTTTGTCTATGATGGTGTATTCATTCTCTATCGCTTTCTTGTATGCTTCTGGATTGTATTCGGTTCTAGATTCCATACTTGTCACGCTTATCGTTGATTAGATTGTTCACCTGAACAGCAACGCTTGTGCCGCCATCCTTGGTCTCTATGCCGAGGATCTGCCCGAGCTTGCTGTGGTATTGCGCGCGCACGTCGTGATTTGGGACATCTAGCTCTCGTGCGGTGATGGAGCCGGTCTCCGGGTCCTTCTCTACTGCAATCTGCTTCGCATTCAAGCCATTTTTCAAGTGTTCAATGTACTCCTCCACGCCGAGACCGAGGGCATTGAAAATCGCCAAAAGGTTAACAGAAGTTAACAGTCGCGACCCGACGACTTTTGCGCTCGTGTCAGACAGATGTGGTCGGATTGCCTTTGCTGCCTTGGTGGCATTGCGTCCGTTGCGGATCCATTCCGCAAAGAACATCGCGCGGTCCATATCGTTGTCGCAGGCGTCCAGCATCAGCTCTGCAATCTCCTCGCGCTGTCGCTTGATGAGTTGCGCCGGTGTCGGTTTGCGCGCGGTTTTCTTTGCCGCCTTCTTACGTGCCGGTCGCTTCGTGCGCGTATTCTTTTGTACTGCCTTCTTTGTCACAGTGAGATGATTATTTTGCGATGTTCCGTGCTCGTCGTCACCACGAGTTTTGTGGCATCCGTCACGGCGCCACGCTTGCGCAATTCAGCAAGGATTGGCTTCACGTAATAGTCCTCCGGCTTTGCCTTACCACCAACTTCTACACGCACGGTCGCGGCAGGTTCCGGCGCCGTTAAGTGCACCGACAGCGCACCAGATACGACCGTCCGGTAACTCTGCTCGTGGCTGTCACGCAGTCGCCGCGGCATTTTCTGCAGCATCTTGTGCGTCGGACACAACAGCGGTATAGCAATGATTGTGTTTGTGTTTTGCATACACCTAAACCTTAACGATTATTGATTAGAGCACAAATACCGGTCCTTTCCCCGTATGGAACATTCCAGCAGATAAGCTCTGCATAAATTGAGAATATGAACACAGATAGCGCTACAAGCAGAATCATTGCTTCTTGTGTGTTTAGTCTTTTCATAGTCTTATTTCAACAATTCAATTAACTTCTCCAATACCTCCTCGTCTTGTTTTTCGGGGGAGCGTGTGAGGTCAACATCTATCGTGTCAATGCATTCGTCACCATAAGAATTTTCACCAACAATGAATAATATTCTCAAATTATCTTCTTCAATATTGAAAGTTAATTCAAGCATACTTTCCCCCATCATCAAAAGCACCTCACGCAAGCTGACTGGCTTGCCTAGTATTTCAATAGGGATGCTGGTCATTTTTCCATTTTTGTCACATCTAATCTTACTTTCTGATTTGATATACATCGGCATACCCAAAACAAAATAGGTATCATTCTCAATATTCAATGTACAGCCAAAATTAATATAATCACCATCTTCAACAACGCATTCGTTTTTTGTAGTTATCGTGTCGCCCATAAAAGATACTTCACACCCAAACTCCAAAGGCACATCGCCCTTGTGAATAATCTCATTCCGCAAGGAGCGGAGTTGTTTTGCTTGTTTGGTCATAATTTTATATCTAAATTCTCAAAATACTTCTCATATTCACCTTCGTCACATTCATTGACGTCAATTGTGATTAAAGTCTTTCCGTTCGGATATTTTTCAATTTTTACAAAGCCAACCTTAAACTTTTTGATTCCAAGGACGCCTACCTTAACCTTCGCCCAATATCCATCTTTCTTGATTTTGTTATTGATGTATTCCTCCAGTGCTTTTTTCAATGGTGCTTTTTCCATATTTTTTACCTTACGATTTTATAGATCACATCCTCATGCTCCCGCAACCACGTCGCTTCCAGTAGCTTGCGCTTGAGCTTCCACACGGCGGTCTCGTAACCCTTCACTTCCACGAGTTCCTTGCGGCCGTCGGCGTAGGTGACGAGGAAGTCCAGGACGTGCGTGCAGATCTGCTGACCGTTCACGACGAGAGGAATGCGGACCTGGCGCTGGACATCCACGACACGCTCCAACGGCTTCCGAGCATTGCGCAGCAAGTCCAATTCACGCGCATAGTCCGCTTCGCGCTTGGAGTCATACGTCACACCATCGTAGTGCATTTTGCGCGCGTTGTACTTGTTTTTGCCGTGCGGGCGGCTCGTGATGATGATGGTCATACTACTTTTTGATAATTCCCTTCTCCTGCAACGATGCGCGCAGTTTCTCCAGCCCTGCCGGTACCCCGGTGCGCTCACCCTGACGCATACCATGACGCGCAAGCACCTCACTCACAGGTGGATACATCGTGCTGGATGGCGTACTTAGTTGCTGCTCTCGCACGAATGCAGAACGCACGCGTTTGTGTTGTTTGCTGCCCCAGTTTGGGACGTAGTCGTGATTTGTCATAGTGTTATTTCGTTAGTTGTTTTTCCAAAGTTTCCAGTGACGGGTTAAAGTTCTTTCCATGTCGCGCCATCTCTTCTCTCAGTGCGTGTGCGCTTTGGTACGCCACTGCGAGCTGCTCGTCATCATAATCGGCCTCTGCCAGTCGCTGCGCCGTTCGGACATTGCGCTTGATGTAGTGCATCCACTGCCCCCGTGTTTTTTGAATGAGAGAGTCTGCGACAGCGGCCGCCCACTCGCCGATAATTCGTATGTGGCGCTGATCGCTCTTGCGTGCCCATGCAACAAACTGCTCTGCAGTCATCGGTGAATGCTTATGGCAATATGCGCCTTGTGCAATTCTGTCCGGCGCCACTGCGTCTGTACACTTGTACACACAACATCCTTTGCCAGTTGTTTTTTGTGACTCGGAGGATGGCGCGGAGCTTGCCTCCGCATCCTTCTCTGTGTTTCCTTCTCTGTGTTTCCTTCCTATGGAAGTTCCTGTGAGGAACTTGTGAAGTTTCTGTGAGAAACCTGTGAAGTATCTGAGAGTAACTTCACTTTTCTCTTGTGAAGTTACCTCCAGTAACATCACTTCCCAGTCTTTTCGCCATGATGATTGTGCCAAGAGAGTGTACCGATTCGTAACCTTTTTGCCGATTCTATCTTTTCGGATAATTCTCAAATACTCAAGAATTTCCAAACCGGCAAAAACAGATTTCCGACTGATACCCAACTCCTCTGACATTGCCTCAACACCAGGCCAAGACTTCTGTTTTTTGTTGGCGCGTCGGCACAGTGCGTTGTAGACCGGCAACCCGTGTGGTGCCGTCAAACGCGCATAGCGATCATAGAACAGGTCATCAATGAAGTAGCGCTTGTTGCCGCGGTTGTCCCGCACCTCTATTTTTTGTGTTTTCTCAGTCATGTTGTTAGTCAAAGATTACGTTTCTGTATACGATGTTTTTGTGACATCTCACGATTGCTTCAATATGACGTTTCGCGGCGCGGATAGCACTATCTCGTCGCGTGTATGTCCGACATGACCTCAACACAGGAACTCCATTGTTAACAATGCGAAATTGCCACTGGTGCTGACCGTCTGCATATCTGTACACATTGTGTACAGTGATAGCTGTCTTTTTCATTGGTCACACACCTCCTTTCCCCACAGTTTTGCGCTTTCACGTTCTGCGCGCTCGTCAGCGATGTGCTCTGCAATGAAAAAGCAAATGATGAATGCACACGCCGCCGTAATGATTGCCACCCACATAGTTTTGCTGTCCAGTTCTCGGCACCGCCGCCGCTAACAACAAACGGTGGCACCGAGAGCTGGATGTTAGCTAATTACTCACCGCGCCAACGATTCTCGCGCACGTCCACGGTCGCCATCCGAAGCGATCGTAAATTTTGCGCGCATACGCGATGTTTTGTCGCGGATCCAACAACTTTTTAGATGTCAGACCTGCGTACTTTACCCGACCCGGGAGGAGTCGGATTTGGAATACTCCATACGAGGAGTATTTCGTGTGCGTGTCACCAATACGCGACGGATCCAGACGACTCTCGCAGTGCGCAATGTGCACTGCCGTGTCTGGGTCCTCCGGGAATGTCTCCCGGATGAGATGCTCTATACCGTCTCGGTCAAGTTGTCTTTCATCATCACATAAAACATCAATGAGTCCGCACGGGTCCGGTGCCGTGTTTTCTGTTTCCGGCACCTCTGACGCGACCGCGACGTCAGTGTGCATAGTGATGACCTCACGCGCATCAGAATGAAGCGCGTTCGCTGCTGTAAAAATAACAGCAGCGGAAATGAGAATGTATCTCATATCTGAGCATTTACCGCGGAAAAGCGTCCGCGTCAGCGCTCACCCTCAACAAGAAAAAACCACTCTAGTGAGTGGTTTTTAGTCATTTTTGGTCGGACAACTCAAATTGTGCGACATAGTGTGTTTCCCAGAGCCATTCATAATGGTGGACAGTATTTAAAGTGATTTGCACTACAAGAATCTCTATTGTACAATTTGTGGTGCAGGAATGTGAAGACCTGGGAATAGGACCCCGGTTCCAGGCACTTCTCTGCGGAAAGCAGAGATGTTAGATGGAGGGTCTTGGTCCGGCCTCTCGCATTTCTCAAAAACACCTTTTTGAAAAGGTGTTTTTTTATTTCCATATAGAGCTGCTTCCCTAGAGAGACAGCGCCGGAGGGGCGCCCCGGTCCTCATCTTCACCATCAAGAAAGATGGCTCCGCCAGCAGGAGCGCGTCCGTCAAGCGGACTTTCTGGCGTCGGCGCTGCCTAAATATAGCATAGCATATGAAGTGCTTATGCTGTCCCCTTACCCACTGTGTCGTACCACGTTTCCGTATAGCAAAAATTGTGAGGGTACCAAAACTCGTAGTGTACCAGCACACCGTTTACACTCGTTTCCGTATAGCAAAAATTGTGAGGGTACCAAAACACGAGGTCCTGAGTCAAGCTCAG